AAGGCTAAAAATGTTAAGACAGTTAAGAAGAAAAACAAGAAGCCTGCTAAACACATAACACGAACAGGAGCTTTGGCACCATCAGGCCCAAGAAGTTAGCATGGGAAGGCAAAACAAAGCAGAAGTAGTTTACGAGTATATTAAAGTAGCTGAGAAAGAAATACATAAGAGATGGCATGAGCCAACAGTTATGGATATTTTAAGGCATCTTACAGAAAGAGGTGTGGTTGATCCTAAAAGACTGAGAAATTATATGATAATATATGATTTTGACACTCTTTTAAAATTCAATGATGGGAGCAGAACGCATACGTTTATGGATTTATCTATCAAGTATGACATATCCGAAAGACAAGCTCAGAGCATTGTTTATAAGGAGAGAATCAAAGAAAGAGCAAACTACAACATTACATATTAAAGTTTTTTCCAAAAACTGCGTGAGATTGTCATATTGTTAAAATATGTTTGCAGTTATGAAAGAAAATTGGTATAATATAAAATCAAAAAAATCTACGAAAGTAGTGGATGTGTACATCTTTGATGAGATAGGTTCGTTTGGAATGAACGCACAATCTTTTATTGAAGAAATCAAAGAATATAAAAACTCTGCCATTAATCTACACATTAACTGTGTAGGTGGAGACGTTTTTGATGGGATGGCTATTTATAATATCCTAAAGAAAAGGACTGCCAAGACTACTGTTTACATAGAGGGTATTGCAGCTAGTATGGGTAGTGTTATTGCTTTAGCTGCTGATAGAGTGGTTATGGCTGAAAACTCTTTATTTATGATTCACAACGCTTGGGGTGGAGCTATGGGAGAGGCTAAGGAAATGAAAAAGACAGCAGCTCTTTTAGATAAAATTAGTGGGGAGATTGCTGATATATATGTTAAAAAAACAAACCTACCGTTAGACGAGGTTAAAGAAATGATGGACGAGGAAACTTGGTTGAATGCTGATGAAGCACTTGATTTAGGATTTATTGACTCTATCTCGGATGCTATTAAAATGGCAGCCAAATATGATGTTTCTAAGTTTAAAAATATAACAAACGAAGAAATTAAAAATAAATTAAGTATTAATCTAAAAAGTAAAACAATGACCGAGGATTTAAAAAATTGGTTCAATGAAAAGGTTGAGGATATTATCGCTAGAGTTAAAAGTGATGATTCTGATTCTATTTCTAACGGAACTACAGGAGTTGAAGTAACTATCGCTGATGAAGCTGAAATTTTAAATAAATTTTCAGATTTAGAAGAGGAAGCTACTAAACTTAATGGGTCTATTACTGATTTGGAAGGAGAAAAAGAAACTCTGACTGAAGAAGTGGAAAGACTTACAGCTTTATTAAGTAAAGCAAATGCAAGGGGAACTGAAATCTCTACAGATGGCGACCCTTCAGTAGTAGTAGAAAAAGTAGAGGAAAAAGATGCTGCATTTTGGAATGAGATGTTAGCTAAAATCAAATTAACAAACTAAATAGTAATTTAAAAACATAAAAAAATGCCAAATGTAGCACTACAGAACGCAGGAATGACTGCGTACAACGGGACTTACGCATCTAAAATTCTTTTAGAGCCAATGTTCCACAGTGATGATATTAACAGTAATTATACTGTATATCCATCAGTGAAATATAAACAAAATATAGTAATGGCACCTTCTTTAAAGGGCATTACAGCGGTAAATGATGGTTGTGGAGCAAATACTTGCGACCCTGCAGGATTTAGCGTAACTAACAAAGTAATTACAGTAGAAAATGTTTCTGTAAAACAAGAACAATGTTGGACAGAGTTCAAAGACCAAATAATTGTAGAGTCTTACAAGAATGGTATTAATATGCCTGACTTAAACGGTACTCAATTAGCTGAGGTTATCATCAACAGAGTAAGAAATGGTGTGATGAGTGATATGAGCAGAAACATATGGGCAGGAATGGCAGCAGCACCTGCAGTAGCAGACTGTTCTTACAATTCAATGGGAGAAGGTCTTTGGGATAAATTAGGAACAGACGCTAATTTTGCTAATGCAGGTTCTTTACAACGTGTAACAGGTGGAGGAGCAGCAGCAGACTACGACACTGTAGGAGCAAGAATACCTAGTACAGATGCCACTCTAGTATTAGGGCAAGCGTTTGAAGGAGCACCTTCAGCACTTCAACAAGTTGATGCAAGAGCAAAGAAAATGTTCGTTACTCCAAACATTTACAATGCTTGGTACGCTAGTTTAACAGCAGTTGCATCTAACGGAGCAGTTGATTATGGACACTCTGAAGCACAAACAGGAAAGGGAAGATTATACTATAGAGGTATTGAGCTAATTCCTATGTATGTTTGGGATGATGCTTTTACTGCAAGAACAGGAGCAGATTTTCCTGATATTTTTGCTGTTAATGATTCTGTAGGAGCAGGTGTTGATTCAACGAATGGTGTAATTTATGCAGCAGTAGATAATTTATTTATCGGTACTGATGTTAATGCACCTGAAAATGAGTTAAAAATGTTCTATGATGAGGTTAGCGACAAAATGTATGTTCGTTCTTACTTTACTATGGGCTTCCAATATGGATGGAGCACATTAGTATATGGAGCAACATTGACAGCGTAATTAATTATTAACCTTTAAAATAAAACAAAATGGCAATAGATGCAGGATTATTAGTAGATTGTGGCGACTTGAACGCAGTAGGAGGGATCAGACAGATATTAATTACAGATTTAGATAATATCGCAACTGTGGCTCCTACAGCATTAGATAGTACGCACTCAATCACAAGCATGACAACAACAATCAATTGGGCTCGTTTTGAGTTTAAGAATGAAACTGCTGCTTTAGCGATTACAGGAACTAAAGAAGGGGGAAGCACTGCTTACGAGTGTGCTTTATCTTTTTACATTCCAGATATTGATGGAGCAAGATTTCATGAGCTTACTAACTTACAGAGCACATGCCCTGTAGCCTTGATTGAAATGAACTCAGGAAAGATGTTTTTTGTTGGCTTCTCTTATAGGTATGAGAATAAGTCGGCAAGTGCAACTCCTTGGGATAGAAACCAAACTTATGCAAACCTTAGTACAATAGAGGGAGGTACAGGTGCGGCATATGCAGACGACAATGGTGTTACGGTTACATTGACAGCAAGACAGTTTGACTTACCACTTGAATATATCCCTGCAGGTACAGGAATAAGTGTTCAAGCAGGAGACGTAACAGCGACAACTGATTAATATTAGTTTTAAGATAAAGCAGGGGGTTATTAACACTCCCTGCTAATATCTTTTGTATGTGTGGTTGCAATAATAAAGAAAATGTGGTAGATTTACCGCATATTAAAATATATACAAATATGGCGACTTATAAAGTAAAAAAACATTTAGAAGGCACTTCCTCAACATTTTATGGAGGGCAGCATGTTAATTGGTCTTTAGCTTCTCAAGAGGTATTGGCTCATTTATATGAAGAACGAGGAATGACTGATTTAATTACGAAAACATCATCTAATGAAAAAAGCGACAATAAAGTCAGCAAAAAAAGCAGTAACAAAAAGAAAGACGCAAAAGAAGAATAATACCTTTGAGTTTGGGGTGTTTGATTTATCCGTTCCTCCTAGTATAAGAGAGGTTAAAAATGTAAAAGACCTGCCAAATGAGTGGGTTCCTTTTGGGGATGATAATCTTTTCCCACAATATTTAGCAGAGCTAAAAAGAAAATCCTCTACACATAGAAGTGTATTGGCTCAAAAAACTGTATTCACAAGTGGAGCAAAGTTTGTTTGTGAAACCGAATCATTAAGAGAATTTATTGAGGATGTAAATGCAGATAAAGAATCTTTAAGAGATGTCTTTAAAAAACTAGCTGATGACTATTATACTTTCGGTAACGCTTATATGGAATGCGTTATTTATGATGGAGGAGTAAATATCTATCATTTAGATGCTACAACAGTAAGAATGGGTAAGTCTAAAAAAGAGATTTATGTTAATTCTGATTGGTGTAAGTATTGGAATAATGATGAAAAAATAAAAAGACTACCTATATATCCTAGGGTAGCACACAATAAGTTTGTAATTCACTTTAAAGATTACGAGCCTACATTTAATTATTATGGACTTCCTGATTATGTAGCAGCACTAGAGCATATCTGTGTTGATTATGAGATTGGTAAATGGAACCATACTAAATTCTTAAATGGATTTCAGCCTTCAGCTATTGTAGAGATAAATGGAGACATGGGGGAAGAAGAGGCTCAAAAAATGGTTAGAGAAGCTCAAAAGAAATTTGTAGGGGAAGGAAATAATGGGAAGATACTTTTTATAGTAAAGAATGGAGACACATCTCCTGCTAATGTTCAGATTATAAAAGACGACCAAGAGGGAAGTTGGATTGAGTTACAACAGATTACAGATCAAAATATTATAACTGCTAATAGATGGCAACCATCATTATCAGGAATTGTTAGTTCAGGAAAGATGAACAACACAGGAAGCGAGATAAGAATTGCTTATGACTTAGTAATGACTACGGTAATTAGAGATACTTCAGAGTTGCTGTTAAATGGAATAAGAACGGTTCTTTATAATGAAATGGGCTATGACCCTAAAGATTTAAAAATACATTATGAGCCGCCAATCTCTTATGCGAATGATGTAGATATTAGAGAGGTATTAACTATAAACGAGCAAAGAGCATTGATAGATGAAGATTTACCTATGCTAGAAGATGGAGATATGTTTGTTGCAGATAGAGAAATTATAGTTACGGAGAAGGATTTAGATGGAGATGGGGAGTCAGATGAATCAAAAGAAATAACAGTAGAGCAATAAGAAATGGGGAATACTAAACAATATACAACGCTAGTAAGTGCAGGAGAAGTAATTAGTAAAACATTTACCAACAAAAATACCGACCCTGTTCTGGTTTCGGAGAACACTATTGTATTGGCTGAGTTAGCACATGTAAGACCTTTGCTTGGAGAGAAATTTTATGCAGAATTAAAACTTGAACATGATACAGGCACTTTAACAGTAGCTAATGCTGATTTTATGACATACTACTTAGAGGATTGTTTGTGTTGGTTTGTTAGATTTGAGGTTATAAATGATATTATGAGTAATATATCATCTAGTGGTGTAGTTCATAATATAGATGAATTTTCAAGAATTATAAATCAGGAAACTTATAACGCATTCAAACAAGACACATATAGAAAGGCAGAAATATTTGCTAGCGACATGATGGGCTTTTTAAATGGTACAGACCAAGCAGGTTTATACCCTACATTTGAGAGTAATTCCCCTAAAAGCATGAGTGATACCTATAAGAATCATGGGATGATATTTTATAACAGCATATATGGTGGTTATAACGGTACTGATGCTTGTGGTTCTTGTGGATCATACTCTACGATTAACTGTGATTGTAATTGTAACGATTGTTAAAATAAAATAATATGGCTTCAAACGAACATAAAAATTTATTAGATTCAAACAGACATAATCCACTAGGATATGAAGCGGCAAACAACAATACTTATTTAGGTAAATTAAATGGAGTTACTTATGATGATAAGGAAGGGGTATTAGCTTGGACTTATCCTTTAGAGACATTTATACTAAATAGTGGAGATAAAGGAACTGCAGTAGCAGTAGAAACAGGTGTGGATTACATAAGAATGCCTTATGATTTTAGACTAACTGAAGTGAGAGCAAGTTTATATACAGCAGGAAACCTACTAACTATTGATATTAAAGAGGATGGAGTATCTATCCTTTCAACTGCCCTAACTATAGATGCAGGAGAAAAAACCTCAACAACTGCAGCAACGCCTGTTGTTATCTCAGACTATGCTCTTGCTAGTGATTCAGAGGTAACATTTGACATAACTGCTATTGGTGGAGCTGCAACGGCAGAAGATACTAAGGTATATTTAATAGGGTACAGAACAACATAATAATACAATAATGAAAGATAACATGAAAGATACAGTAGAAGTTTTAGCAGCAAATGGTGGAGTGATAGGGTTGAGCTTGAGTGAGTGTAATGAAATACTTCTTTTTATTTCTACTACATTAGCAATATTTTTCACAATTTATAAATTTATAAAATTAAAAAGAAAATAAGATGGCGACAACAATTCAACAAACTAGCCTAAGTGTTCAAATTAGCGAGCAAATAAGTATAAATGGCGTTAAGTATGGAAACAATATTACAAAAACTATTGATGGGAGTGGAAAGGTAGATCAAAGAGTTATGGAGATTACAAGTGCCGCAGTTACTCCTATTTTTAATTGGGCAGCAGCTCTTCCTGATACTGATGGAACAGGAGTTAAGAGTGAGTTTAAATACTTCAGAATAACAAATACAGATGATTCTGTAGGGGTAACTGTTTCTTATACCCTAACAACAGCAACTGATGTGTTTTCTGTTTACCTGCCTGCAGGGTGCAGTCATGTGCTTATGAGTAATGATGCAGATGCTACAACTACAGGTGCAGCACCTGTACTTCAAGACGTTGCTAGTGTTGGTGGAAAGTCAGATGCAGGAGCAGGTTCTACTACAGCTTATATAGAATATGTTGCTGTTTTTGAAGGAGGAATTGTCTCTTAGTAATGGCTAAGGTAACTTGGAAATTCAGTGCTAAACACAAGAAAAAACGTAAGGGCGTTCATAGTAAGAATGCTTCAAAAAGTCAAAATGGCTATAAGAAAAAATACAGAGGTGGAGGCAGGTAATGCTAACCTTCTGTTAATCAGGGATACATTTACTGATAAATCCGTTTTAGGTAAGCTCTATTGTAATGCAGAATTTATTGCACATACTTTGGAATTACCTTGGAAAGATAATCAAAAAAACATATCTTGCATACCTAATGGGCAGTATAGCTGTAAGATTAGATTAGCTAGAGAGAGTGCTACAAGAGATTATGTACATCTCCAAGTTAAAGATGTACACAATAGAAGTTTTGTGCTTTTCCATAGGGGAAATTACCCTTCAGATAGTAAAGGGTGTATACTAACAGGAACCCATAGAGCTCAAGTTCCTGATAAGATTTTAGAAAGTAAAATAGCTCACAGTTACTTAATGGATTATATTTTAAGTAATAAATTAAGTAAAGAAATAAATTTAATAATTAAAAACAGATAAAATGAAAAATTGGTTAATTTTAACAATGATGAAAAGTAAGAAATTTTGGTATGCAATTGGTGCTGTAGTAGTTCCTGCTCTAGTAACTTATCTAGGTGTAGATGAGCAAACAGCTACAAATCTTTACCAAGCTATTTTAGTTCTAATTTTAGGACAAGGAATTGCTGATATATCAAAAAAATAATATATCTTTACAGTCCTTCTTTGATTGTGTCATAGTTGGATAGTTAGTAGTTAAGAATGGGGAGTTAATAACTCCTCATTTTTTTTATATAT